TTGTTCCTGATGCATTGCTAGAGGTTGAACAGGTCAAGCCATTAAGTTTGAAAGATATTGCTATCAATGAATCTGTTGAAATTGACAAGAAAACAGTTGCTGGACTTTTGGGAGTTCCAGCTTTTATTTTGGGAGTTGGAAGTTTCAACAAAGAAGAATATAACAACTTTGTTAATACAACAGTCATGAGCATTGCAACAACAATCACACAGACCTTAACTAGAGACTTACTAGTTTCAAATAATCGGTATTTCAAACTTAATGCTCGCTCGCTCTATTCTTACGACATTACAGAATTGTCATCAGTAGCACAACAGATGGCTAATTCTATGGCAATGCGTAGAAACGAGTGGAGAGACTGGTTAGGAATGCCGCCTGATCCTGATATGGATGAGCTCCTTGCTCTTGAAAACTATATTCCACAAGACAGACTTGGGGATCAGAAAAAGTTGAAAGGAGGTGAGGAAGAAGATGAACAAACGCAATAGTTATCGCACTGCTCAATTCAAAACACGAGAAGAAACTGAAACTGGTGATTTGATTTTGAGCGGGTACTTTATCAAGTTCGATGAAGTCACTGAATTATGGCCAGGGTACTTTGAAGTGATTAAGCGCGAAGGTGTTGAAAAAGCAATTCAAAACGCTGATATCAGGGCATTGTTTAACCATGATGATAGTTTAGTGCTTGGTCGTACTGGAAATGGAACGGTCATTTTGGGAGTTGATGAAATCGGACTTTTCGGAGATATCATCATCAATAAAGAAGACCCGCAAGCTATCGGAGCCTATGCTCGTGTTCAACGTGGAGATGTGGTTGGTTGTAGCTTTGGCTTTATCCCAATTAAAATCAACACAGAAGAACGTGATGATGGTTCGTACCTGGACACTATCTTAGAATTAGAAATCTTTGAAGTGAGCCCATGTACTTTTCCAGCATATCCACAAACGGAAATTGCTGCACGACAGAAAGACTTTGAAAGTCAACAGCGTGCTAATCGTGAAGCGCTAGACAAGCGCAAAAAAGAAATTAAGGAGAAATTTAATCTATGCATAAATCATTAATTTTGGGCGCTCGTATGCGCAACAAAGCAGATAAAGTAGTAGAGCTTGAAGAATCAATCGAGGAATTGAACAAACGCTCTGAACTTGAAGCTGCTAAATTGGAACAAGCTGGAACTGAAGAAGAAGTTTCAGAAGTTGAAAAGAACCTTGAAAAAATTCAAAAAGAATTGGACGAAAAGGAAGAAGAAAAAGAACAACTTGAAAAAGAAATCGAAGATCTAAAAAAACAAGTTGAAGAAATAAATCGTAAAGCACCAACTTATCCAAAAAAAGAAGAACAACGTGGAGGACAAAAATTGGAACAACGAGATGCAATCGCAAAATACATTCGCTCTGGCCAAACTCGTGACATTGTAGGATTGAAAACCACTGACTCAGGAAGCGCAGCTCTAATCCCTACTGAAGTATTAAAACCACACTTTGTAAACAAAACACGCAATCCACTTTTAGACCTTGTGAAGCGTGTAAAAGTCAACAGCGGTGGTGGTAAATATCCAGTTATCAAGAAAAGTGATGCCAAAATGTCATCAACAGATGAATTGAAGGCTAATCCAGAACTTACAAAACCAAACATCACTGATGTTACTTACTCAATCAAAACATACCGTGGCTATATCCCAGTATCACAAGAAATGATTGATGATGCAGATTACGACATCATGGAAATTGTCGAAGAAGAAGTGTTTAACCAAGGGGAAAACACTGAACTTTCATTGGTTGCAGAAGTTCTAAAAACAGCTACTCCAGCCGATGCTACTGGATTTGATGGTATCAAAGACATCTACAACAAAAAACTTAAACCAATTTATAAAGCAAGTATCGTAGTAACTCAATCAATGTTTGCAGCGCTTGATAAAGTGAAAGACAAAAATGGAAACTATATGCTCCAACCAGATGTCACATCACCTACTGGTTACTCATTCGGTGGCAAGACTATCTACACAGTAGATGATACAGTATTTGGTAGCGAGCGTGATATGAAATTCTTTATTGGTGACATCGCTGAATTCGTTGGATTATTTGACCGTTCTCAAGTGTCAGTTAAATGGGTAAACAATGACATCTATGGTCAATTGCTTGGTCTCTTCATCCGTCTGGATGTTAAGAAAGTAGATGAAGCTGCTGGATTCTTTGGTACTTATACTGACGCAGTTGGGTAAGGAGGTGGCTTTTGAGCTATACAGTAATCCGTCCATTCAAGGACTTAAACGATCCCGAACAACATGACTATTCAGTCGGTGATGCCTTTCCTCGTGAAGGGCATGAACCAACTGAAACTTTTATCAACGGTCTTTTGAATGGGTTAAACAGTGCTGGTTCAATCTTCCTTGAGGAAGTTCCAGATGAAAAACCTAAAAAACAAAAAGCTAAACTAGTTGTAGAAGAAGAGCCCGTCGCAGAAGAAGAGGAATAAACATGAATGAATTTCAGCTTTTAGAGTTGCTGAAACTCAAGTTAGGTATCTCTACCAAACTGAGAGACAAGCCACTAGAAAAAATCATTTCAAGTGTCATCACTGAATTGACCGACAATCTCGGTGTTGAGCTTGTCGGTGACCGTGCTGATCATGAAATGTTTATCGTTGACTATGCTGCTTATCGCTATGAGGGTGGAGTGGACATGCCACGACACCTTCAGTGGCGATTGCACAATTTGCAATTATCATCAAAGAAAGAGGTTAAGAATGTGGAACAATGAAATCACACTAACCTCTAGGAAAATCAAAGGTAAGGATAAGCTTAAACAACCAATCTACGAAGAAGTAGAAGTGACAATTCTGTGTCGCAAAAAGAAAGTTACTCGCTCTGAATTTTACCAAGCAAATCAATCAGGATTAAGACCTAGTCTAGTCGTTGAAGTTCATAATTTTGAATACGACAACCAAGAGCATGCCACATTTGAAGGCAAAAAATATCATGTCTTAAAAACCTATCCAATTGATTCTGAAATTTTGGAACTGACTTTATCGGAGAAATTAGAATGAGCATTGACCTCGCTGATTTCATTGCAAAAGAGCTAGCTTCATATTCAACTGAGTTTTCAGAAGGAGTGGAAAAGATTGCTGAAGAGGTAGCAGAGGAAGCAGTGCAAGAGTTAAGACAAACAAGTCCGAAAAGATACGGGAAATATCGCAAAGGCTGGAAAAAGAAGAAGCTAGCAAATGGTTCTTACGTTGTCTTTAATTCTGTCGCTAGTCTTACTCACCTACTCGAGAACGGACACATCTTACGAGGTGGTGGTCGTGTATCTGGTATAGTCCACATTAAACCAGTTGAAGAAAAAGTTATCGAGAATTTTGAAAAAAGAATCAAGGAGATTGGCCAATGAAACTTTCAGAGTTTGCTGACATTTTAGAGAAATCAGCCTTACCTGTAACTTACCGAGCGTATCAAGAGGGCAACGCCCCCGATATGCCTTACCTGATTTACTACGAGTCTAGTCCAGCAATCAATGCAGCTGACAACACGGTTAATCATGAGATTAAGAGCGTGACAGTCGAGCTTGCATTTGAGCGCAAGGATGAAGATTTGGAAGAGCGACTAGAAGAGCTGTGGAAATCCCACGAGCTCTTTTTTGAAGCTCAAGAAGAAACATTTATCGAGACTGAAAGGTTATATGTCAAACCTTATACAGTCTATCTTTACTAAGGAGGAATGACATGCCCGAAAATAAAGTAACATTTGGTTTAAAAAATGTTCACATTGCACCAGTTAAAACAATTGGAGCAGATGGAGTGATTACTTACGATGAAGTATTCCGTTTCCCTGGAGCAATGGACTTGACGCTAGATCCAAAAGGCGATTCTGGAGCAGTTAAAGCAGACGATATCGACTACTATTTCATCAACTCAAATGAAGGATATGACGGAAAACTTAAAGTACCTCACATCATTGAAGCATTTGCGACTAAGATTTTGGGAGAAATCAAAGACTCTCAAACTGGTGTCATGACTGAAAAAGGAGATGCAGAACCAACAGCATTCGCTATTATGTTTGAATTCTCTGGTGATAAGAACAAGACTCGTCATGTTCTTTACTACTGTTCAGCAAGTCGCCCATCAAATGGATCATCAACTAAAAACGGTACAAACGTAAATGAACGTGAGCTATCTTTCAAAGCTAGTCCTCGTCCACTTGACTCAGTCATCAAACGTTCAATTACTTCAACTGATAACAACGAAGTCTACACCAAATGGTTCGAAAAAGTTTATGAACCTAACGCTGTTGGTTAAGGAGGAATAAATGCGCAAAATCATCATGGTTGGCGATCAAGAGTATGAGTTAGGAACAAGCGCTTATACTCCAATCGCTTACAAACAACAATTCGGTAAGGATTATTTTCAAGATTTATTCTCAATGTTACAGAATCAATCTCTTATGTCCGAATTGAATGAATTGAATTCTGGCGAAAAAGAATCTAACGAAGTTGACATTTCAATCTTGTCAGACTTTGACATGACATTCTTTAATCGTCTGTTTTGGACCTTTGCTAAAACTGCAAATCCTCACATCAAACCATACGAACAATTTTTCATGGAAATGGAAAGTTTTCCAATTCAAGAAGTTGGGCCTGAGTTGATGGAAATGTTGAATGCAAGTATGTCAACAAAAAAGTCCCAGACCAGTCAGAAACAGCTAGCGAAGAAATCTTCACAGTAGAATCTTATCTATCCTGTTGCAAAGAAACAGGATTGTCTATCGATGATCTAAAGAACATTTCAATCGGAATGGCTTTAGATTATCAAACAGATTATGTGAATTTACGAAGCGAAAGTAAAAAAGGCGAGCGAAAAGCCAACCAAGCTGATTTTGACAATTTTTAAAAGAAAAGGAGTGCTGAGAGAGCGATTCTGAGGTCAAGTTTATTGACCTGACTGCATTATCAGTCGTAGATGTTCTCTCAGCGCTTTTTATTTTTAGAGGAAGGAGGAAACATGGCAGGAAATATTAAAGGTATCAAGATTGAGATTGATGGAGATACGCAACCCTTACAGAAGGCACTCAAGAATGTCAATAAGGCTGCAACAGATGCAACCCAAGAATTAAGACAAATTGACAAAGCCTTAAAATTTGATACAGGGAACGTCACTCTATTAACTCAAAAACAAGAGGTCCTACAAAAACAAGTTTCTAATACAAAAGAAAAATTAGAAACTTTAAGACAGGCACAATCTCAGGTTGAACAACAATTCAAAAGTGGGAACATTGGTGCTGATCAGTATCGAGCATTTCAACGTGAAGTAGAAACTACCAAGAATGTTCTTGAAGGCTATAAAGGAAAACTAGCAAATGTCAACCAAGCACTTTCAGAAAACGGAAATGCTACCCAAAGCAATAAAAGTCAGCTTCAGAACTTGCAGAAAGAACAGAATCGCCTTGCTAGCGAGTCTGAAAAAGTTGTAAGCTCCTTTAAACTACAAGAAATTCAGTTAGGTGCTAATGCTAGCGAATCTGAAAAACTAGCTCTTGCACAGAAAAAAGTCGGTGCTCAATCCTCTATCGTTGCTAAGCAGATTGAAAATCTTGAGAAGCAGTTAGAGTTAACTAAGCAAGAATATGGTGAAAATTCAGTTGAAGCCAACAAAATGGAAGTACAACTGAACCAAGCTAAAGCATCGTATTCAAATCTATCTCAAGAGATGAAAAACTTGGGTAGTGCGGGTAAACAAGCTGCTAATACTTTAGGTGAGACAAACAACCTTTTAAAAGCAGAGTTACTTAATCAATTTTCTGAGAAACTATCAGATATCAGCCAGAAGCTTGTTGATTTTGGTAAAAGTGCATTAGAAGCCTTCAGACAAGTTGACGAAGGCATGGACACTATCGTTACCAAAACTGGTGCAACAGGCGATAGTTTGAAAGAAATGCAAGACATTGCCGCAAACATCGCAACAACTATTCCAACTGACTTCAGCAAAGCTGGTGAAGCAGTCGGAGAGGTCAACACACAGTTTGGATTAACTGGCGATGCTCTCAAAGATGTTTCCATAGAGATGATTAAGTTTGCTGAAATCAACGGTACAGACATTACCAATTCAACTATTTCAGCAAGTAAAGCCTTGGAAGCTTACGAGCTATCAACTAGTGACTTAGCTAAAGTCCTAGATTCTACTACATATACAGCTCAGTCAACTGGTGTATCTGTTGATGACTTGATGAAAAAAGCCATTGAAGGCGCACCGCAAATTAAAATGCTAGGTCTTTCATTTGAAGAAGGTGTAGCGTTGCTCGGACAATTTGAAACGAGCGGTGTTGATGCTTCAGGTGCTTTGTCAGGTTTAACAAAAGCAGCAGGAACTTATGCTAAACAAGGTAAAACCTTGAAAGAAGGTCTTATCGAAACAATTGATAAGATAAAGAATACTACTAGTGAAACAGAAGCAATGGGACTAGCAATGGAAATATTTGGTGCTAAAAAAGCACCTCAAATGATTGACGCTATCAAGCGTGGAGCATTTGATTTTCAAACATTCTCCGAAGCAGCTGAAAATTCAGTAGGAACAGTCTCAAACACTTTTGAAGCTACTCTTGATCCAATTGACAAATTTAAGACAGCTCAAAACTCAGTTACTTTAGCAATGTCAGAGCTAGGCGCAGCAATAGCTGAAGTTCTAGCCCCTGTCTTTGAAACATTAGGCAATATTGTAAAATCAATGGCTGAATGGTTTAGTTCACTTCCTGGTCCCGTTAAAGAATTCATAGTTGTTATTGGAGGAATCGTAACTATTGCTGGAATACTAGCACCGATATTTTTAACATTACAAGCAGCAGCAGTTGCTTTAGGGACATCAATAGGGGCAATGGTTACAGCAGCATTACCAATAATTGGAACCGCTGCATTGATAGCAGCAGCAATAACAGGACTCGTTATTGGGATTAAATATCTCTGGGAGACGAATGAGGGATTCCGTGAAGTAGTAACTACTGTCTGGAATGCAATATTAAACGTAATCAATACTGTTATCAGTGAAATATCTAATTTCATAACTAGTATATTCGGTACAGTTGTGACATGGTGGAACGAAAACCAAGAGCTTATTCGATCTAGTACAGAAACTGTTTGGAACACTATCCAAACAGTTATTGACACAGTTATGGATTATCTAGGACCTCAAATCCAAGCCACTTGGGCAAATATCCAACTAGTCATTACTACTGCTTGGGAAATCATCAAAACAGTTGTTGAAACTGCAATTAATGTTGTCCTAGGTATTATTCAAGCAGTTATGCAGATCATCACTGGTGATTGGTCAGGAGCATGGGAAACCATCAAGGGAGTATTTTCAACTGTATGGCAAGCTATCCAAAGTGTTGTTCAGACAATCTTCACGGCTATCCAATCGTTCATTTCAAACACTATAAATGCTATCTCAAGTACAATTTCAAATGTATGGAATGGAATTTCAAGTACAATTTCAAACATATTAAATGGTATTTCAAATACTGTTTCAAATGTTTGGACAGGAATCAAGGATTCAATTGGAAATGCTATAAATGGAGCAAAAGACCTTGTAAGCTCAGCTATCAGCGCCATCAAAAATTTGTTTAATTTCAACATTAGTTGGCCACATATTCCACTCCCTCACTTTTCAGTAAGCGGTTCAGCAAATCCGCTCGATTGGCTAAAAGGTCAAATACCTAGAATTGGTATCGAGTGGTATGCAAAAGGCGGTATCATGACGAAACCGACCTTATTTGGTATGAATGGCAATAATATGATGGTTGGTGGCGAAGCTGGAAATGAAGCGGTATTGCCACTTAACGAAAGAACACTAGGGGCGATTGGTCGTGGTATTGCTCAGACTATGGGAGATAATCCAACAAGCATCAACATTACAATTACTGGAAACATCGTAAGAGAAGAAGCAGATATCAGTAGAATTGCTGACCAAGTAGCACAGCGAATTGCTGATGAAATCCAACGTAGAACCCAATTGAGAGGAGGTATGGCATGATAAAACACAATGAATTGATTATTGACGGTGTAAGAACATCGTCTTTTCCTTTTAAGGTTATCGTCCACGATCCTCCTTCAGTTGCTCTAGGAGAAAGTAAGACGGAACTCTTAGAGCATGGTGGCATTAGCGGAGCGATTGTTCAGACCAACAAACATCGTAAATTAGTTCAAAAATCTTATACGATTTATTTAGTTAAACCAACTGAAGAACAGATGAATCAGTTCATGAGCCTTTTTATTCGTGAAAAATTTTGGTTAGAAAGCGAGCGAGTCAAAACAACTCGTCTCTGGTGTTACAAGGCAAATGCTAGTGATCTTGAAGAAACACAACCTGGTTTGTATATGACAAAAGTAACATTCACTTGTCACCCTACAAAATATTTCAAAACCACTGACACACAAAGATTGACAGGAAACGGAGTTCTAACTACTCAAGGTTCTGCTCTTGCCTTCCCTAAAATCACAATTGTTGGACAGAGTGCTACTGAGACTTCATTTACAATCGCTGGTCAGGTTATTCGTCTTGAAAAGCTCTCAGAATCGCTTGTGATGGTCAACAATCCAGATGATCCAAGCTTTAAGACCACGAAAGGAAAATCAGTTAAATGGTCAGGAGATTTTATTACTGTTGATCCATCAAAACTGAAAAATGTCGGTGTCGTTCTAGGACCTGGCATTCAATCGCTTGAAATCGATACGGTTTGGGGGTGGGCATAATTGCTTTATTTACTTGACAAAGATGTAAGAACCGTGCGCTGGAACGGAGAGCCACTTCATGAAGCGACTTCAGCGATTGTTAAAGAGACCATGAATGGCGATTTCACCTTAACTGTGAAATACCCTATTTCTGACTCAGAAATTTATCAACTCATTCAAGAAGATATGTTGATAAAAGCACCAACTCCTGTTCTCGGTGCCCAGCTTTTCCGCATCAAAACACCTATCGAACACAATGACTACTTAGAAATAACAGCCTATCACATCTCAGACGATATAATGCAACGGTCTATAACACCATTAAGCGTGAGTAGTCAGAGCTGTGATATGGCTCTTTCTCGCATGGTTCAAAATACAAAAACAACTTTGGGAGATTTTTCTTTCAATAGCGATATCCAGGAACGTAGAACCTTCAACACGACCGAAACAGAAACTCTTTACTCTGTGTTGCTTGATGGAAAGCATAGTATCGTTGGAACATGGGAAGGTGAGCTAGTTCGTGATAACTTTGCAATGACTGTCAAAAAAAATCGTGGTGAGAATCGTGGTGTTGTTATTACAACACACAAGAATCTGAAGGATTATCAACGTACAAAGAATAGTCAGAATGTTGTCACAAGAATCCATGCTAAATCAACTTTTAAACCTGAAGGCGCAGAAACAGAAACGACTCTCAAGGTTACGGTTGATAGCCCTCTTATTAACTCATATCCTTACATAAATGAGAAAGAATATGAGAACAACAACGCAAAGACCGTTGAAGAGTTAAAGAAGTGGGCACAAGCTAAATTTACGAATCAAGGTATTGACAAAGTTTCTGATGCTATCAAAATTGAAGCCTATGAACTTGATGGACAAGTTGTCCACATGGGTGATACGGTCAATATCAAGAGCCGAAAACACAATGTCGATGCATTCAAGAAAGCTATTGCTTATGAATTTGATGCCTTGAAAGAAGAATACATCTCTCTGACTTTCGATGATAAGGCGGGAACTGGCGGTTCTAGATCTTCTGGCGGGCTATCTAATGCAGCTGATGCAATCATTGGTGTGACAGAATCAGCTCAAGAAATCGCCATTGAAAAGGCTCTTCAAAATGCTGACTTAGCCTTTGATCATCAAGCTGGATTGTTGAGACAGGAAATTTTGGACGGTGTCGAACTCGCCAAAGCCAAAGCTGAAGAAAACAAGCGTGCTTTATCTGATGAAATCAACAGAAAGTTTCACGATTTCAGCCCAGAAGGATTTGACGAAGCCAAAGCAAAAGCAGAGAAGGCTTTGGAACAAGCTAGGACAGCAACATTTCTATCAGCAGAAGCTAGAAATAATGCACTTGCTAACATCAGAGATTTAAACACGTTCAAGGCGACAGCAGAACGAGCTCAAACACAATTAAGTCAAGACGTTAACAACTTTAAAAATGAATACGGTTCAAAAATGCTTGAAGTCAATCAAACGACCGAAGGCATAAAGACTAAAATAGGAGAAATCACATCATTCATTGATAAGGATGGCCAACGTCAAGAAGAATTGAAGCGTTACGCTAGAGAAGAAACAGCCAAGCAAACAAGCGCTATTCGTGAAACATTATCTAGTGATTATGTTGCAAAAAGCACCTTCACAGAGAACGTAGAAGGCACAAGACAACGTTTTGAAGCACTCACAAGAGAAAACGAAACGAAACTAGCAGAGTTCAAACAAGGCATTGATGGACGTATTACAAATATCGCAAGTCAAGTTGCTGGCAAGGTTAATGAAGCGGATTTTCAAAGAGTAAAAGAAACTGCTCAACTCTACGAGCGCATTTTGGGTGGTTCTGAAAGCGATGTATCTAGAAACGTTTCTCGCTTAGTCATGAGCGATCAAGTTTTCCAGACTGAAGTTGGGAAATATTCGACTACGGGTGGGCCGAATATGATCCGAAATTCACGAGCAGATGATAATTTTAGGTATTGGGAAGGAAAAAACCTTGAGCGTTGGGATCATGATTTTTATTTTAAAGGGCAGAAACATATGTTTATGCTCAAACAAGTATCATGGATGCGCTCTCCTCGCTTTCTGTTAAAACGCAATACAGGTTATATGCTTAACTTTCTAGGTTTTAACTCAGGGAATACCAAGCGTTTAAAAATCGTCATTCGGATGCGTAAAAAGGGCGAAACGCAAGACCACACGTTTGAAAAAATCTTATTTGATGAAACAACCTATCCAATTTTGGGGTCGTCTAAAGCGAGTAAGAGGTCTATCAAATTCGACACGGGCGATTTTGACGAAGGCTTTTTATTTATCAACAACGAAGGCCCGAATAATGGGTCAGATAAGTGGTCGGGTGTATTCCTGACCGAATTTGACTTGTACGAGGGTGTGAGTGACCGTTTATGGCAACCAGCGCCCGAAGATGCAACGCTTGAAGTTGATAAGACAGTAGAAGCTACTAGAACGCAAGTCACACAGCTTGCTGGTTCTTGGTCGGTTCAAAATCTAAATAGCGCAGGCGACATCATCAATGGTATCAATGTAGCAGCAAATGGGAATAACCGCATCATTGGTCGAGCTACTCATATTACAGGTGATACGCTGATTGATAATGCTGTTATCAAGTCAGCAATGATTGATAAGCTGAAGACAGCCAATTTTGAAGCTGGTTCAGTAACTACCAATATTTTGGGAGCTGAAGCAGTCACGGCTGAAAAGGTTAAATTTGATACAGCGTTCATTCAGAAACTGGTTTCACAACAAGCATTTATTGATGAGTTGTTTGCTAAACAGGCGACCATCACTAGGATTCAGTCGATTGATTTTACTGGTAATAATATCAAAGGTGGTAAACTATCATCTCTAAACGGTGCAACCAATTTCAATTTACAGACTGGCTGGATTGAAATGAATAGGGATGGTGTAGGCATTACAAACCAATTCTCAGGAAGACCTATGCAGTATCTAGTCTTTGGTTCTGGTATTATTGCAGGAAAAGAAGGTTCATATACCGCTTTAATGTCGAACTCTAACAACCGAGTGAAAATGGACGACGGTTCAGCAGGTATTCAAATTTGGAACACAAACGACAATACGACAGCCGTCAACTTATATGGTGATGAAATAGCTATGATGTATAACGCTACTGACCCGAAAGCTATTATTTTTGACAATATTAAAAATGAAATTAGAAATGTTAATAATTTAATAATTCGTGATCGTTCACTAGCTGAGTTGATAAATGCAATTAACCAGAATTTCAAATGGATTAGTGATTGGTTTTACCAAAATAAATTAGGGAAACCAAGGCAATATGATGTTAAAATTTAGAAAGGTGAAATATGAACACAATAGATAAAGTTATCAACGACTTAGCAATTCAACTCGCAAACAAGACGATTGAATGCGCAAATTACAAAGCATTATACGAAGAAGCACAAACGCAACTTCAACAATTACAAGCAGAAGCAGAAAAAACAGAAGAAAAAGAGGAAAACTAATTTATGACATTTAAAGTTGTAAACAAATACTTACAAGAAAACAACCGTACTTTCGTAGCAATTCGTCAAGAAGCACCATACACGGCTTTTGACCGTGTACTAATCGGTGACCGTGTGAACGAAACAGATGAAGTTCTTATTCAAGCTGTACTCGGTCAGGTAGCTACCGAGCTAAACCCAGCGGATGGTGTGAAGAAGCTTCAAGAAGACTTGCAAACACAAGCGCAAGAATATGAAGCAAAACTCGAGCAGAAAGATGTTAAAATTGCAGAAGTCAAAGCTGTTGCAGATTGGGCAGTTCTTGCAGCAGTTACAAATACAGAAAACCCACTCGATCCAACGCTTTACGCTCGTGGCCTTGAGTTGATTGAAGAAGGGCAAGTCGGAAAGACTTACAAGCCTTACGAAATCTTCACGGTTTCAAACCCTTCACATACTCCAAAATTCGGAGAAGGTCAACGAGTCTTGGTCCAAGTGAACCAAGATTTTACTTACAACAATGAAACAGTAGCAGACCTTGAGGGTGCATTATCACAAAACGGCAAACTTGCAGTTTGGAAATGGACAGAGCCTAAACCAGAGAAACCATCTAGTGAGCTAGAAACTCAGCCTGTCCAATAGAAAGGAGCGTGAGATATGATTCATTTCACTCCCGAAGATATTTCGATGATGATTGGCTTCATCGGTATCTTGCTCGGGATTTACGGCAATTTTAAAGGAAGTGTGATTGCTCAAGAGAAACGCATGGTTGTTATCGAGAAAGATATTGAGAGTATGCGTGATTTTAGACTTACAGCTGTAAGACGACTTGATAACCACGACGAACAAAACAAATCACTGCTTATTTTAGCAGAACAAGTAAAAGCTTTGAGTGAAGACATGAAAGAACTTAAAGCACTAATTCAGAACAATAAAAATTGAAAAGAGGTAACATCATGAATAAAATTAACTGGTCTGTACGACTTAAAAACAAAAACTTTTGGCTTGCTTTAGTTCCAGCTTTGGCACTACTTGCGCAAGCATTTGCAAATATCTTCAATCTAACTTTAGAATTTGGCGATACAGTCGATAAAATTCTAGTGTTTATTAATGTTTTGTTTGCGTTTCTTGTATTGGTTGGCGTTGTCAATGATCCGACAACCGCCGGACTTTCAGATAGTGAACGAGCATTGACTTATACTGAACCAAGCGAAGACTAAAAAAACGAGAGCCCTTTTGGGTTCTCTTTCTTTTTGAAGAAAGGAAAAGATAAATGGCAATTAACATTGAAACAGCTATTGCATGGATGAAAGCTAGACAGGGACGAGTCTCTTATAGCATGGAAGAAAGAGACGGAGATGACTCTTATGATTGCTCTAGCTCTGTCTACTATGCTCTGAGAAGTGCTGGAGCAGTATCAGCTGGATGGGCAGTCAATACTGAGTATGAGCACGACTGGCTTATCAAGAATGGTTATACTCTTATCTCAGAGAATACGCCTTTTGACGCTCAGCGTGGAGATGTGTTTATTTGGGGACGCAAAGGTGCCTCAGCTGGTGCTGGTGGACATACAGGGATTTTTATTGACTCAGACAACATCATCCATTGCAATTATCGCTATGATGGCATCTCAATCAATGACCATGATGACATTTGGCTATATGCTGGACGCCCTTACTATTACATTTACCGTTTGACCAATCCAAATGCTCAACCTGAGCCTCCTAAAAAAGGCTGGCAACGAGATGATAAAGGTTACTGGTACGCTAGAGCTAATGGCTCTTATCCTAAGAGTCAATTTGAGTACATCGAGGAAAATAAATCATGGTTTTATTTTGATGAGTCAGGTTATATGTACTCTGACAAATGGCTCAAGCATACAGATGGCCACTGGTACCATTTTGACAAGGATGGCTACATGGCCACATCTTGGAAGAAAATCAATGGGAAATGGTACTATTTCAACCGAGATGGCGCAATGGCTACAGGGTGGGTCAAATGGTATGAGAAATGGTACTATCTTGACTCAGAAGATGGGGACATGAAATCTAACACCTTTGTCCCATACAACGGTGGCTACTATCTCATGCTTGAAGATGGCCGATTGGCAGATAAAGAATCATTTACTGTAGAGCCTGACGGGCTCATTACTACTAAATAAAAAAATACAGAAAGGCTTTCAAAATTTAATTACACTAAAA